TCACCCGCTGGTTAGAATAAACGCCAATGTTGGGGCTGCTGCTGTTTGCGCTGGGTGTACTCAGGTTTACCCGCTTGAACCTACGTCGGATGTTTCTTGCGACTTCGCTCATAATTATCCTTGGGTATCTTTGTTCAAGCTGTAGACCTGCAAGCCCGTGTTTAGCGCAGTGCCAAGATAGTCGGGCTGGCGGACGCGGTTGAGGTTGCTTTGCTGAGACATGGCAGATTCACGCAGCTGATTTTCTCGGTTTAATTCAATCAGCGACATGTCCCGCCCAGCTTGGAAATCCACGTCGCGCAGCAGTGTTGACATCGTTGTGCCAATGAGCCCCGTCTCTGCACTCAGGGCGCGTAAGCGAGATCTTTCAGCGCGGGCTTGCTGGGCTCTATTTTGCAGTCGAGTGCCTGTCGCCTGGTTAATCTGCCGGTCTTGTTCGGCTCGCGCCTGAGTGAGAAAACGCTCTTGACGATTAGCGTTTTTCCGCTGCTCGTTTAGCGAATATCCGGCACTTGCAACAGTCGCAGCAATGGCTAAGGTTGGATCGCACATTTTTCATACTCCAAAAAAACAGTGTTGTACTGACCGTTCAATACATGGCTGGTGGCACTGAAACCGAGCCATTCCAGAAAATACATAGACCGTTTGTTGTCGGCCAACACGTAGACCCGGAGGGACGGGAACCTGTTATTCCAGGTATCAATGGTTTGGCGAGAGTGTTTCAACAGAAAAAACGGAAGATCTCTAAGGGTATTCGTAAAGAAGCCCCACGGAAATCCCGTCTGTTGGTCACTAGGGCAGGGGGCAAGACCAAATACGCCCAGAACACTTCCGTCGTCCATGACAGTGAAACACTCGTCGCTGACGGCAACCGCCTCGGTCAAAGACGAGTGGACGTCGGTGCCTGTTCCAGCCAAGATCTCGGTTTCGTCGAGACGATCAAGAGACGCAGCAAGGATACTTAGGTGTTCCTCAGATGGCTTCTCAAAGGTGATCACCGTGTCATCCTTTTGGACACCAGACCTCGCCATTCAGCGGCCTGAAAGTTGGCTGGGAGATAGGTGTCGTTGACAAAATCAATGCTGACATCGGACGCTTTGCCAAGAACAGGAAAGTCGTACACACCCGTGTCTTTCTGGGGACTGTTTAACACTAGGTATTCGTCTCCCAGCGTTCGGCTGGTATACGTCTGCTTAAGCCCTGGGAACACCAGCAGGTGGAACGGGTCTCGGCCTCGGCTTTTGACCTCAACGCGCATCGCGGTGGTGTCCGTAAAGTGCACCAGCATGTTGCGGATCTGACACCGTGCGTTCATTAACGGCTGATTGTTTTCGGTATAAAACTGCTCAGACAGCGTCAGACGCTGTTCGTATGTAACACCCGCCCACACATCGCCGACCGACCAGTCGCCAGGCAGAGAAAATTGATAATCGTCAACCTGTTGATAGTCCACAATCGTGTCCAAAGTCCGCGCCGTTCCCACGTCCTGCCAACCTTGGCCGCGCACAATGACGGCCTCAGATCCCAGAGGGATGACGGAGGTAAAATACGTGCGGTCTTCAAAAGAATTGTAGTCTGGGGTTAGTTTTTGTACGTTATCTAGATGGACCAAGTGATCAAACCCTTGGTGTGAATCGCCCGGTTTCATGTTGATTTTGCCCAAGAAAAGTGGGCCAGCGCTGTCGTTGCGGTACACAACATAGGCGTACTGGTCAATCACTTGCAGGTTTAGCATCTGGGTATCGGCGGGAAACGTCCATCGACCCCATGAAGAGAGCACTTTCTGGTCCCCTGCATACATAAATTGGTAGCTGAAAAGCTCGTTAGAGCTATCCGGAAGCACCAAGACGTGGTCAAAATTGGTGTGCCCAATCATGTCTCTGATATTCGATGGGATGTACTTAAACGTGTGACTGGAGACATTGGCCGCCGATAGGGTGACCGCGTCCTCTTGTAAAAACAGCTCTCGGATATGCGTGTACTCACCAGCAGTTGTGGCAAAGTAGACGTTTGGACCAAGAACGACTGGCGGCGCGTCTCCAGAGACCGGATATTTAGTCACAGGTCTCAGGCCCACGGTACGGGGTGTGATTGCGGGCTCCGCAGTTAAGACATATTGATCTTGCTCCGAGAACACAATGTATTGCCCTGAAACTGGCTGCATCCACAAGAGATCTGTGGTCTCAGTGTCGGTCGCTGTGACATCAATGCGGTCATCATCCAGCACCTGAGTGACAGTCGAACGCCAAAAGTCAGTGTAGTCCCGCACTCGACTCATGCACACTGATCGCCGACTGAGGAACACCAAGCGGTCGCCCGCAACGGTGACATGGTTGATTTTCTCTCCGATAAACGACGGAGCCTCGTTGGAATTTTGGTTGCCGACACGGCGGTCAGTCCAAGTTTCCGCTTCGTAGCGGAAGGTTTTTTGATCTGGAATCCCTGCCACTGGCACAAGCTCGACGTAATGCGGCATTGTGCTGGCGTCAATTTTGTAAGGAATACCCGGTTCGACCCACTCAACCCATTGGTCGTTCATGTACTTAACAAAGTAGGTATCAAAAGGGTTTTGCTCGGACCCCGTAATACGCCAGATTGAAATCTGACCGTGGTTATCCAGGACATCGTCTTGAAGTGTGTCCGCAGTTCCCGACAGCGCTCCCGGTGTGTTGTCCGGCAAAAGCTCGGTTGTCACCTCTCGGTTGACAATGTACAGCTTCTCGCCAACTCGTTGAAATCTCAGTGATTTACTTGGCGCGTCTTCAGTGACCAGGTACGAAAGACCCGTGCTTGATCCCTCCAAAGCCAGCTGTCCGCCATCCTCAGCGCGGTAGGCGCGATAGCTCCCATCTCCTGGAAAGGTCAAGACGTAATACTCGTTGTCCGGCCCTTGAAACCACGCCACGGCCAAGTCGTCATGGACTTCTGAGGACAGCATTGTGATGCACTCTAGTGGCGGTCGTTTAGACGCACCTTCGGCGACGGAGAATACGCAGTTTACGGCCTCTTCAACTTGGTTTGGCCGCCGTTGAACCGCAGCTTGCTGCGATACCCCGCCATACAATGCGGGAATCATCTGCGTAACCAGAGGCATTTACCATCTCCTTCGTGTCGTATGGCGGTTGATCGGGTTGTCGTCAATAATGTTGTACGGTTTTTCGGCAACAGCGTCGGCCCGTTGCAGGTCAAACCATGCGCGTGTCTCGTACGCTGCATTGACCTCAGACGCAACATTAAAGACCGCCGACAGCATGTTCGTGACTCGGGCCGCAATGTAGTCAGAGAACTCAAAGGGCAGGCGGTCATCAACGGGGGCAACGGTCAGGTCCACCTTGAATGGGTGACGAGCTTCCCAATCGGGGTCATCAACAACCAGTTTTGTGGCGCCCGTTGATCCCGATGGGTCAATATCGTGAACCACTCTTAGGCTGTTTGGACTGCCATCTTGTTGCTGAGCGTGGATGGTGAAACTCATGACAAACTGAGGAACCGTGTAGTAGCGCTCTTGGTCATCCCAAGCGTCGGGCGTCAGCTCGTACTCTTTGACAGTGTTAAACCACCAGCCCCGAGAGAGGCAGTGCTGAACCACCATGGCGATGCGCTGAGCGATGATCCCATGGTCAGAGTCAAGCGTCAGCTCGCCGCCAGAATAGGGCGGCAAACCCAGCCGCAGGGCCACATCATTGACCATTGACGCCAAGTGAGGCCACTTCTGCCAAATCAGCAGATCTTGATTAGGGTTCATAATCAGCGGCCTCGTTGATTAGACGATTGAGCACTGGACACTGGGTCAGTTCTCATCATGCTGCCCATGCGCCGCACACGTTGCATATACATATCAGACATCGGAGAGCTGACTGCATGGTCTTCTTCTAAAATGCTCCAAGACTCCAGCTCATGCTGTGCTGTAAATACACCCAGCTGGTCATCGCCCAAGACTTTGGTCTGGAAGACTCGGGCGGCTCGCACTGTGATGAATCGACGGGCTGACTCTGGAAGATGATCGAAGTCGAGCAAAACGGTGACGTCCGCTTTGACGCTGTCGGTGAACGTGAACGACTGTTCGATAGGGCTGAACAACTTGTCGCCCTTGAGCACAAACTGCTTTGTCTCAGGGTTTACAGCGTGAGTTCCCCGAGAGGGGCGCACCGATAGCACATGGGCGGGTACTGTGATTTCGTTGTTTGACGGAACGAAGGACCGTGAGAATTCTGTATTAAACCACCAGCCGCGTGACTGTGTTTCTCTGCTGACAGACTCAATGGTGTCTTTGGCGATCGCGACGTCAGACGACCCTGGGGCGTCAAGCGTGTTGACCGGGACGGTACCGATGGCGGTCAATAATTCATTGACGGCGTCCAACATGGTGGTCGGGGCGAGTGTGAATGACATGCGAGCTCCTAAATGAAAAAAGCCCTCCCCGATCACTCAGGGAGGGCCGTTGTTATCGTTACGCCGCGTCTGAAGCAAGCACTTCAATGGCACACTCAGGGCGCAGGACACCGTGTCCCACAGCCATACGTGCAACCATCAAGGTACCTTGACGGCGGATGTCGAACTGAGACTGGAGGTCCAGATCAATCAGCTTGACCGTACCGACTGCTTCGGGCTTCATGATGACAGCCTCAAGCGGAGTGTAGTCATCGCTATACTTCTGCGAGATGAAGTCCACACCGTCGCGGATGACGCTGTTGCCGCCGTCTCCAGGCACATAGACCTCAGAAACAGTGTTGGCAGAGTCGTCCTGCTTCGGCAGGTTGTTCGTCACAACCAGCGGAATACCTGCAACCATCGGCAGCTCGGCCATGCCGTATGACCCGAGGCCACCCCAGTCAACGTTCAGCAAGTCTTTGTTGCGAACAAGACGGAAGTAGGCGTCTGGACGGATCAAAGCAAAGCAGCCAGAAGGATCCACGTCATTCTCAATGAATGTCTGGTGAGCCGTGAAGAACGAGTCGGCCAAGTCTTGTGCTTTGTCCAGGTCGCTCTTGCCGGTGTAGGCTGAGCCCAGATACAACGTGGTGCCGCCTGGCAGGTCCGTAATTTTGTTGTCTTCACGGGCTGCTTTGGCAGCAACGCGCATGACCTGCTTGTCGAACGTCCGAGCCAATGCTTCACCCAGCTGATGACTGTAGTCACGGCGCACTTCGTAGTGATTCATTGCTTCGTAGATGTCAGCAACGAACACGTCTGAGATCAGCAAGTCATCAACGGTGATGACCGTTTCGTTGTGCTGCATGTTCTGACCCAAGATCTCAGTGCCAGGAACATGGATACGACCACGGGCTTGGCCAGTGTTGGCAAAGCTCGCTGACTTTTGGTTTTGGATATTACGGATGCGATGGCGCGTTTCCATCACATTTTTACGGTCAAACGCGGTCAGGACTTCGCCTGTAAATACCTTGAAGAACAGAGCTTTTGGATCGCCCTGGCTGTTGACCGCACCTTGGAGAGATACGTTTGAAGTAGACATTATGGTTACCTTGTGTTTGGTTAGGAAGAGAGTGGTGATTGCCCTTCCATTCGGTTGTCCTTGCCTTGGGGCCGCAACCCTCAATGACACGGGCCAAACGGTATGAACCAATCAGATAGCCCCCTCATTGCGAAGGGGCTACGTGTTTAATTCACACGGCAGGGCGCCCGGCCTTGCACCGAGCGAGGTCTTACAAGAAGTCTGCGTTTTGGACTTTAGTCTCGACTTCTCGGGTAAACTCTGGGTCAGTTCCGTAGCGCGAATCCGACATGGCTTCAACCATCTCAGCACGGTTTGCGAACGTAGCGCCGCGGGGGCTTTCAGAGCGACCAGATACGAGGTTGGCTTCACCAGACGAGGCTTCGTAGCGTGTCCGAAGAGTGGCGTAAATCACGCCGACTTCCTCAGCTGTCTGGGCTTGGCTGAGCTGCTTATTGAATGCGGAAAGCTCACCATCAGACAGGTTTTCACCCGCCCACGCCTGGACTTGCTTAAGGTTATCGGCACCACCGACTGCTTCTGTGGCAGCATTGGTGCGCGATTGCTGCATGGATTTCAAGCCTTGCTCATATACTTGGACCACCTCTTTGGGGTAGCCTTTTTCAGCAAGTGCCGAGTAATCCTCGTCAGTAAAGCCTCCATTTTCGGCGTACTTTCGGCCGAACTCCTCGAAGATCGCCTGACCGTCATCCGAAGTTTCCTCAGCAGAATCTTCCGATTCAGCATCCGGACGCTTCAGGTCCAAGTCGGCTTTCTCAGCGGTTGATTCATCAGCCGTTTCTGTAGACGCCTGCTCGGGCTCATTCTGTCCCAGCTTGCTTTCCAATTCTTTATAGGCGTTAGCAAGTGAGTCAACGTCTTTGAATTTACCAAGAATCAGGGAAGAATCTTCGTCGTTAAGATCGCGTGTCTCTGAGCTCTCGGCTTTGTCGACCATGCTCTGGAGATACTCGGGGCTATCAGTCGTGTTTTCCTCGGGTTTTACTTCAGCTTCTTCTGTCATCGCTTCCTCGTTCATCGTGTGTATTTCTTAACATTCCCTACAGTGACGATTTTTGGGTTTTGGGGTTTGGGTTTGGCCGGAGCCTTGGCTTTTGGCTCAGGCTTGGCTTCCGGGGTCTTGGCTTTAGCCATCGTTATCTCCTTGTTGTTTCATCGCTTCTTGTGCCATTCCAGGCACGGCTTGTTGAGCCATCTGTTGCATGGCACGTTGTTGCTGGATCTGTTGGACTGTCTGCTCGTCATTGATAAAGTCAGCCTGGGGAACACCCCATCCGGCAGCCAGCCGGTCCAGCAGAGCTTTCGGGTTGACGTACTGTTGGATGGCTTCAGGGCCTAGCAGTTGGCCAGCTTGTCGCAGCATCCCATCAATTCGCGAGATTTCATGGCCGCGTCCCAGGGCATCAAGCCCAGTGGTAATCGTCAAGTTGACCCCATCTTTGGGCAGCTTCGGCAACAGGTTTTGATCTGTTAAGATCTTCAGCCAGCGGTTGGCCAACGGCATCTGCAGCTCTTGGGCTAGGATTGAGTAAACACCGCCAAGCGCATCCTCAAGCTCCTGGGCCATGAATCGAATCTCTTCGGCTGTCACACGCTCGGCATTACGCTGCACCGAGGAGTGCATGAGAAACGCATCGACCAGTTCTTGGCGGATGTCGCGCATTCTTTCCAGCGTGACCTGAAAGTCTTGAAGTTTGTCCAGGCCCACCGTGGCCACATCATCCCGACGGCCTTTGAGAATGTCACCAGACTTGGCCTCGGCCAGCTTGCGATCATTGATAAAACTGTTGGGGTCGAGAAGAAAGATGACTTTCGATGCGGCGGCGCTAGCATCCAGAAGATCTCGACTGAGGTCATCGAGTGCTTTGAAGTCGCCGTAATACTCATCGACCATGCCTCGGCCATAATGTTCATTGGTGACGGCTGTCCAGCGCAAGAACAGAAACAATGGGGCGTCAAGATCGTATGAGCCTTCAGATCCCGGGATGACCTTGTCATTGATTTCCTGCCAGACCTTGAACTTTTTACCTTCCCGCGTCATGCAGGTGTATAGGTCGACGGTTTCCATGGTGGCACGGTCGCGGGGGTTGTACTGGTCTTCGCTTAGTACAGCCTCTCGGGCGCTGTCATCAAGTGTTTCCGGATTCACTTCTTCTTTAATGATCCCGAACAAGACATTGCCTTCTGGGTCACGCTCGACAACATAGTGTTTCAGCGAATAAAACTTGAATCCGCCTTCTTTATCGACCCGTATACAGCCATTGCCCGTCACAATGAGGTGCTTTAAGCACATCGCAGCGACAGACCGGATTTTAGTTTGCTCCAGTTTTTGGACAGCAATGGTCTCATACAGCGCCAGCAAAGACTTAGCCTCGGCCAGCTCTTCACCGTTACCCGCATCCATGGAAGCTCGGGTCAGCTCATCAAGGCCAACCTTGAAAAACGCGGTGTTTGGGGGGAACAGGGCAAGTTGAATTTTGGCCGACAGTGTGTTGACGGCCCGTGCCCCAAGACCCTGATACGGGTCAGGAAGGGAAGAGTTTTCGGTATGCCAGTCGGGCGGGCAGATATGCGGGATGGTTACTTTCGCAGCCCGCTCCGCTCTGTCAAGAATGTCTTGTCGAGAGCGCTCCAGCTGCGTGTACTTGCTGGCGATTGTTCCTTGCTGAATCATCAGTACATGACTCCTTGAGAAGTGCCGCCATTAAGTGCGAGACCTGCGCCACCGCCGCCTCGGTTGCCTCCAGTGGAGCCGCCTGCACCGCGACGTCGACGGATCATGAGAGAATCGGCGCCACTCACGCTATCGCCGAGCTCATCAAACTGGTCGCGGCTCAGCAAGTACCGAGGCTCATCTTGCTCCGGCTGAGGTGGCGGAGCTTTTGGGGCGCTTGGTAAACACATTAGGATTCCTCAATAAGTTCAGATTTGCGATTGACCAAAGCATCTACAAGCTCGCGCTGCGCGGCCCGTACTAGTTGCTTTTCACGTTCCAATCGGTAGATCTCAGACGGCGACAACGCCGGGTAGAGGCGGTCAAGCTCGTCAATGAGATCGACAGAAAGTGGGGGTAATTTGTCAGACAATAGGATCTCCTTCGGAAAGAAAAAAGGGGCCACCGAAGTGGCCCCAGGGTAGGAGTGTTGCGAGAGAGACAGAACAACACAACCAGAGGAGAATCGAGACTTTTGTCCCTCAAGGGGACTGTATTTTTTGCTCGTGAAACAGGAAGTTAAGCAAGTGCATGTAGTTGATTACATCTGAAATTGCGTCTTTGACAGATTCGCTGTTGACTTGCAACGTGCCTTGCTCAATAAATGTCTGGATTCTCTTGAATTTATCCATGCTTCGGATCAAGATGCCCAGCCCGGGACTGACCCCAATGGCCTCCGAAGCCCGGAAGTTGGCTAAGACATCGGCGCTGCCAGAGGTGTAGTCATGGTTTTTTTGACGCATGATCTGAAGGCACTCAGCGTTGGTGTGTTCGACCAAGCTAAGTAGCTCATCTAGCTGGCTGTCGCCATATCGTGAAGTTGCTGGGGTGTCCACCGTGAAATCTCCTTTGTGTCAAAGTTGTACCAGCCGTCTCGCAGAATGAAAGCCAGCCGGGCTTGCAGTAGGGCATCGTCTTCAGTCAAGCCCTTCTTGGCGTAGGTCTCGATGATGGCGTCCCAATAATCCAAGGGATCTCGGCACTGATCCATGAGCGCCTCGGCTTTTTTTGGGCCAATCCCTGGGCACCCCTTGTAGTTGTCAACGGCATCGCCGGTCAAAACCTGCGTTAAATGGAAATAGGCGGCGTCCCTATCGGATACCGGGACCACGCCAGCGTCATGATTCGACCATCGGTAGACAAGCCCCGGAACGGTCAGCATGTCTTTGTCAATGGTCAGCATGATAGAGCGGTCGCGATACTGGCCGGTGTGCAGAATACCCAAAAGATCGTCGCCCTCTAGGCCATCTTCTGACACAACGCGGTGGCCATGGTCGCCCCACTCAAGGTAGTCAGACACGAGCTGCCACAAAGCAGGCTTCGGTTTGTCTTTGCGATTTGCTTTGTATGTCGGCTCCCAATCGACGCGGAAGTTTGAGCTGCCACTGAGGATAATCACGACATCATCTGAGTCGAACTTCTCCCTAATGCCCTCAAGAAAAGCCTCGGAATCATTCGCGGCTTTTTCAGGGTATGTCAGCTGATGAACCTCGGGATCGTCTTCATCCCAGGTGATATCGTCTTGGTTGGCAAACGCGATCTGATATCGAAGCACGTCAGCGTCAATCAGTAAGGTTTTACTTGCCATAGTTGAGCACCCGTTTGAAGTTGTCAAAGATGCGGATGCCAAACGCGCTGGAATAAACCATCAAGACCACAACCTGAAACCACATGGGGGTGTTTTCAAGGGCCATAAAACCCTCAATCACGTAGGGCTGGGTGTGGGGGATGAAGACAAGAATCAAAGCCACTGAAGTGAGCAGCGTTAGATACTCATCGCGCCACCCAGAATTGCGTATGGAGTGCAGCTCCCAGTTGATGTCAGCGATCTGTCCTGTGTTGACCCGCTCCGCCGCCGCTTTGGCCTTGGCTTTTTTAAGCTCCATCTCCATGACAAACTCTTCGTGTTTGCGATGGCGGCGGCGATCGAAATACTCGACAACCGGCTTTAACAGGGTCGTCAGTATTGCCTGTAATGTCATTCGATCCTCCTTTTAATCCTATTACTTTTTCTTCTTGGCGGTCTTGGCAGCGGCGCGGAAGTTTTTTGCCGTGGGAGCGCCTTTGCTCCCCGGTTTCCGCATCTTTTCCCCAGACCCATTTTTAATGCGCTTGCGCTTGGCATGGATGTTTTTGTATAAACTCATGTTTTTCCCTTAGTGTGTTTCAGCCCAGTTATCGCCGACCTTGTACTCGCCGTCGAGCGGGCAACGAAGGCTGAAGTCTTGAGTGACGTCTTTGATGCCTTGCACCATAAACTCGCCGACGCGGTCGACATGCTCAGGTAATGCTTCACACTGGAATTCATCGTGAACAAAGAGCACTTGACGATAGTGTTGGCCGTGGGTCAGGCCATGGTCGGAGCACAGCGCATGGAAGTTGACCATTGCTTGTTTCATGATGACCGCACCTGCCCCTTGAAGCAGTGTGTTCAGCGCCGCATGGCTCGACCTGATAAACAGCTTGCGGCCGTCGAGGCCACGAACGAATCCATCTCGGTCTGCTTTAGCACTGACGGTTGAAATCAACCGGTCAAATGCGGGCAAGCTCTCCATGAAGGACTGGCGTAGTTTTCGACCAGCACCAGCGCCTTTGCCGATAACATGGCCAATCTTTGCGTCCCCGGCTCCGTACAGCAAAGCATAAATAAACGTCTTTGCTTGGTCTCTTGTCGGCAGCCCGGCTGCAGTTTGGTTAGCCGTGTGGATGTCGCCGCTCAAGATCTCTTGCCCATATGCCCCGCCATCCCAGCGAGCCAGATAGTGAGCTAGACACCGAAGCTCCAAGCCAGAAGCATCGGCTCCGACAAACTTCCAGCCAGGGGTCGCCTGAAACAGCGATCGGCAGTCGGCTCCATAAGGCGCACGAACGCTGGGCACTTGGGCCAGGTTTGGCCTGGAGTGGGTACAGCGTCCAGTGACAGCGCCGTTGGTATTGACACGGCCATGAATTCGGCCCTCTTTTTCTAGCTTTAGCCATGCCTCACGGCCGTCACCCAGCTGGCCAAGCCGCTTCAAGATCAACAGGTACTCCGTCAGCAGCTTTGTCTCGGGCCACGGTAGGTTCTTAAGAACATTCTCATCGACTTTGGGCTTGCCGTTGTCGGTGTATTCTTTAGGCTTCCAACCACGTAGCTGCTGAAGACGGTCGGCAATGTGATCCCTAGATGCTGGATTAAATTCGACCATCTCCACCTTAGTTAATGGGCAGTCTTGTAAATACCCGGCGGTCTTGTTGTTGCGTTTGGGAACAAACTTTCCTTTGTCCGTAAACCAGGGTGGGAAAACCTCTTTCAGCTCGCGCTCAATCTTGGCTTTTCGGACAGCCAGTTTTGAGTACAGCTCTTCGGCTTTGCTGCGGTTAAACGAGCAACCGAACTGGGTTTGTTGCCGACACAGGTTAAACACCGCATGTTCCAGTCGGATACTTGTGGCATCAAACTCTCGGCGAGCCAGCGTGTGCAGCAGGTGGACGTTCAGCTTCACGTCGTTGACACAGTAGTCAAGCATCGCGTCGTTAAACTCAGCCCAAGGGTCCAAGCCTTGTTCTTTCATCTCAGCTGAGTAATCACCCTTGTGGAATGAAAGGCGGTGGCCCCAGGCTTCTAGGCCATGCGAGCCAACCAGCCGTTTCGTTGGGAAATACTCTGGGTTCTTAGCCAGCTTCTTGAAGTCAAGATCTTTGAGATCGGTGAATATCAGCCGAGACATCACCAGGCTGTCCTCAATGTAACCCGTGGGGTTACACCAGGGATACACCTTTTGCAGTGCTGGAATATCAAAATCAATGATATTGTGGCCCACAAGATAACTGGCGTCGTTCACCAATGCGACACCGTCATGCAACGTGTCGCCATGGAATTGATAGACTTCGCCAGTATCTAGGTCGATCGCGACGATGCAGTGGACTGTTGTGAGTTTGTCGAGAAGGCCGTTCGTTTCAATATCAAAACAATACCGGCCGCCCATCATGCGTCTGCGATCGGGGTCGCGTCCATGTCTTCTTCATCTAACTCAAGGTTGGACACGGTACATTGCACCGGTCCCAGCTGCATTGTAATGTGGTCTTCCTCGATCAAAGCCAGAGCCGTGGCCATCTTTGCCAGCCCCAATCTCATGCTTTGATCAGGGTCAGGAGCCAACAGCTCCATCGCCTCTTGGATGGTTTCGCACTTGTCAAGTAGTGGGATCAAGTCTTCTAGTGAAGTGTCTGGTGTTGCGCTCATAAATACTCCTGAATTAAATACCGCAAACGCCAGACGAACACTGACGTTCTGTTTGTTCTTCGTACACGACGCCCACTTTGTCCTTGACCTCGTTGTAGTCGACCACGGTGATTGGTTGGCCGCCGCGGGACCCGTCTGGGTAGCAGGTAAAGCCGCGCAGGTTTGGCGCGTACTTGGCCAAAGTCTGGGCAAAGGCTTCAACGTGGGATTCATTGTTAAGCTCTGATCCCCACGCAGGCATGTTGATCGTCGAGCTGATTGACATATCGACGAACTCTTGGACCTCCGCCTGGAAACGAATGCGTCGCTCTGGATCGTTTGCAAGATCAGCCGCAGTCTCAATCGAGTCAGGATCCACACCGTACTCATCAATCATCATCTGAGCCATAGGATCCACGACATACTCGTACTTCCATCTGGTCCCATCGACTAGATAACGCCGCTTGAAGGCGACAGCAAACAGCGGCTCGATGCCTGTGGTGGTTCCTGCCAACAGCCCAATGGTTCCAGTTGGTGCAATCGCTCGATATGCGACGGGCTTGCTAATTCCAAGGCCATCACAGTGGCTGTCAGCTGCGTCTTCTGAGATGGCTTCATAAGTCGCCAGCCACTTGCGAAGCTCTGGAGTGACTTGATAATCGCAGTTGCGCTTAATAAGCCATTCGTGCATTCCCATCAAACCGAGCCCAAGCCGTCTGTTTTTGTCCCGAACTTGGTACACCTTGGCGTAGGGCAGGTCAGCGCGGAGCGTGCCGCAAACAAGAAACTTAGAGGCTAGGCGCACAACATCGCTAAACTCATTGAGGTCATCAATGTTGGCCATGTTGACCGAGCCCAGGTTGCACACGTCTGAGTCATCCTCGGACGTCACCTCAGTACAGGCGTTTCTCAGCGTTTCTCTGGACTTGCTGCCGAAGTTAAAACTGAAGCCGGGCTCACCGGTTTGCAAAGCCTGACGGACATTCTGAACAAATGTCTCAGGCAAAGTCCCGCCTTCGACTTCCTTAATAAACTCGTCGTCATAGTTCAAGCTGATATTGGTCATGTCCAGCGGGGCGGGGAAGTTAAAGTCATCCTGTTTGACATGCCACAGCGTTTGTCCCGTAGATCCCACCGGCATGTCATGCCAGTTCTTCGCGTTCAAGAATGCAGGGACATCAGCGTGTTGCCAATTTAACGACGCATAAATAGCAGACCGGCGGCTCCCGCCTTGCATGACATTGCGACCGATCTCATTGATCGCCTGCATCAGTGGTATGGGGCCAGATGCCTTCCCGCCGGTGCGCTTGAGCAACGCACCTGATTCTCGGAGAACCGAGTAGTCAATGCCAATACCGCCGCCCGTTGACAGACAGCTCATCGCACGGTTGCATAAAGCTGCCCACTCTTCGCGAGTGTCTTCCTCAGCACGAAGCAGGTAGCAGTTGTTATACGCACGAAACTCGCGGCCAGCGTAGTAAATGTAGCGACCACCTGGGACAAACTTGAAGTCGGTGATGTACTGAATCAGCTGATCCATCTCGGACTGATCCATCAAGGCGTGGTCGTATTGACCGTGATATCCACGTCCGCACACGTCTTGAACGATTGACCGAGCTTTTTCGTGCCATGATTGCGCTTGAGTGAGCGCATACTTGTGGTCGAATACGTTTTTGCCTAGTGAAGTTCTGAACTCACTCAAAATGGTATCTCCTCGTTATCATC